AAGTCTTGTATCTACGATCCTCAGACTCAGTTGCGCGGTAGCGAACGTGAAGGAATGGACGCTTAGCGTTTTTGCCCATAATCTGGTCGTAAACAGAAGTTGAACCGGCAGGAACAAGAAGACCTGTTATAGTCCCAGCAGCTGTAGCAGCAGCCGTAGAAAGACCGCCACGCATAGTTGGGTCATTCAAGTACTTCCAATCTGATTTGTAGAAGTCATAACCACGTCTGAAACCTGAGAAACCAAGATTCAAAGCCATAGTTACGTCATTGTCAAATAGACCGTAAGAAGCACCGTAAGAAGGAGTACCAACAGCAGTTGTACTTGCACCGTTAAGGCCTGCAAGCATACCGTCAATGTCAAAGCTCAATTGACGATTACAGAAGATAACATTCTCTTCAATAGCTCCTTGCTTGTCAAGACGCTGTACGATTGTATCCCAATCAGCAAGAGATGTTGGCGTACCACCACCCCATACGTTACCGCGATCGTTTACAACGTAGAAGATACCTTCAGATCCACCTTGACCAGCACCACCTAATACAGTAGCAGCACCTGAACCTGCTTCAGCAGGAACGGCTTCAATCATAGCTGTTTCAAGGTAGTCCTCAAAGCGAAGGCGAGTCTCATGCTCTGATTTTAGGTACCAAAGGTAGCCAGTAGCGCCATTCTCAGTTGTTACTTCAACCCATCCGATCTGAGCCATATCAGAACCATTTACAGCGTAACGGTCTTTTAGGATGATTGGTTTGTTAGAGAAGATTTCATCTTCTGAATCAAGAGAACCAACCATACCTGTAGTTCCTTTTCTGAATTCAGAACCATAAATAAAAATAGTACAAACATTAGTGTTCGCTATAAGAACAGTAGCTTCGTAAAAAGCTACAGTCACAGCTAAACCAGTTACAGCAGTAACAATAGCTTTATTGGTTACACCTGTTGCATTAACTTGAATGAACAAAGTTTGACCAACGCGGATTGCAGCAGTTAATGCACCTGCATCAGAAATTGTAAATATACCAGTTCCAGCAGGAGTACCAATACTAGAAGCAGTACAGTTAGTATATTTAATGTGCAAACGACCCTGCTCAGCCCATTTGATTTGGTCAGAGTTTGAAGGCATCTCAGCACCTACAAGGCGCAAGAATGATGCAATTGTACGATTACCATAACGCTCAAATTCCTTCTCATAAGTATCAGGAAGATACTGATTCAAGAAGTTGAAGTTGGTAATATAGTTTGTCTGTAAGGCCAATTGTTCCGCTGCTGGTTGCAACTGATAGGTAGGCGTGTTTAATAAAGCACTAGGCATCTTTTTAGAATTTTAATTGTCTACAATTTTTTTATACTTCGGATTTTTAAGCTTTTTCCATGGTCAGGATTAACCGATTTAACCTGAAACCCATCATTCCCCCTCGTTGTCTCATTTGCCTTACGCTCAGACATATTTACATTTTTAGTCTTACGCATAAAGTCATCTGCTGCATCAGTCATACCTTGCTCATAGAAGAACTTGGCAAACCTCTCAGGGTTCATTGCAACAGCCAAAGCCTTATGGTATCCACCTGCATCCTTAATCAAGCCGCTATCATCGATAAACTTACCGATAAAGCTTGATGGATTTGAGTGTAACTTTTTAAGCTCATTAGCATCCCCAGGATTAAAATTAAGCTTTTTGTTATTGACACTAAATTCAAAACCTTTGAAATTACCATCAAATACCTCGTTGGTTTTTTGTTCAAACCATTGCCGCTTACGATTATTCTCCTCCTCGATCGTCTTAGCCTGTTGCATATATTGACGATAAGCATTGAACTCCTCTTTCTCTTCCTGAGATATACCTGCCGTACTTGACTCAAGGGGCATCTTATACATCTCCTTCTGAGAGTTGAAAAACTTCTTTGCCTCATTAACAGCTTTCTTTCTTGATACCTTTGCCTTCTTAATATAAGACTCGTCATCAAGATCCTCGTCATACCTGTACTCATCCAACATCATCTCAACGTCATCTTCGTCAAGACCCTCTTGTGTAGATAACAAGTACTCTTTGAGTAGCTGTTCTTCCGGAACAGAATCGAAATCTTTCTTCAACTTGAGAAAGTCTTCAAATCCTCTTCCTGTGTCTTTTCTATATTTCATATAAGCAGCTACATCCTCTGGCATCTCCTCTGAGTTACGCTCAGCCATCAATTCATCGAATGAGCTAATCTGCTTATTGTATCTTTTACCTATATATGAAAGAACGTCTTCTTCTTTTAACTCAACCTCCTGCTGTGGCATGGAGAAGCTCTCCTGCGGTGCATCTTGCGATAATGACTGCTCATGCTTCTCAAGAAGTTCCTTTTCTACCTCTTGTACACTCTTGGGTTCTGTTGAGTCTAATACTCTTACTGCTTTAAATTCCATTTGATTTAATTTTAATTATTTGCAAATTTATAAAAAATTTTATTATGTAGTATTATCTTGGATTAAATTCTGCTAAATCAAATCCATCTAAGCTATCTTCATTGCTTTCAAAGCTTACCGGAGGTAGATTATTCTTTCTCTGATTGATTAGTTTTGACTGCTGAGTATTCTGAATACCTATACGTTTATTTTTCTCCTCCTCTCTTTTATTCTCTCTGCTTGTTAGCAAACTTGACTGCATCTCATGCATCTTTATATTGTATTGGAACTCCTCTGCCATTAGCTTAGACTTGATGCCTGCTTCGAACTCCATCTTCTTCATTTGCCCCTCTATCTCTGCTTGGATAACCATTGTCTTTGACTGGGCCTCAAGCTGTATCTTTTGCACTGCCATCTCGGCTGCCATCTGTTGTGACTGCATCTGCTGCTGTGCCTGCATAGCCTGCTTTTGCATCATCATCTGCTCCATTCTCTCAGCGTTCTTAACTCGCTTGAGCTTCAGTAGCTGATTGGCTAGCTTGAGATTTTTAAGCTCTCTGATGTCAATGGCATCCTCAAGGTTGATATCACCTTTCGATAATGCCACTTGTATATTGGCTTCTAGCTGTGCTTTCTGCTCTTCGTCAGGAGTAACCTCAATGAATATGCCAAAGTCATACAGATATAACTCCTTGATATCATTTAAGATAGACACATTGTATCTGCCAATTCTCATAGCAAAGTCCTCTTTAAAGTCTGCATATTCCAAAACATCAGATACCCTGTAGGTAATTGCCTCTGCTAATTTTCTGTAGATAAATAATGCACTCTCAAGGATATGTCTTGTTGCTGTATTTGAGTTGAGCGCTGCCATCTTCTGTAGACCAACCAAAGAGTTCGGATCAGGCGTTGATCCATCTCTCGCCTCATTAAGACCTGTTACAGTCCTAATCATATCCATATAGTGCTGGTAGTTCGCGATGAGCATTTGCGTCTTTGCTGCTCCTGAGTTTGACGTGAGCTGAGTGATCGGCACCCTAGCATTATTGAAGTCACCATCCTGAGTGAAGCTTCTACCGATAACACTACCTGTTTGGAAGTAGAGCCTTAGTGCATCCTCAGGGTTATATGCGGCACCTGTACCTAGGTCAACCTCATTAAGGCCGTCAGCGTCAATGAATACACCGTCAGGCACAACTCTGTTGATGACCTGCTGTAGCTTTAGGTGAGTTATCTGAATCAAGTCAGCGAATGGTATCATCCTTCTTACCAATGACTCAATAACCCCCTTGTACATCCTTGGTGCGCAGGCCACATACATTGGCATCGCGTGTTGTGCTGATGACTTTGGTCTGACCATATTCTCAGCCATCTCCCATTTAACCAAGTAGTTAGTACCCATTACCATAACGCCCTCATACCACACGTCAATGGTCTTCTCTACCTTCTCGAAGTTACCCTCCTCCATCATCTCTGCCGGAGGATTGAACGTATCGTCCTTTGGTATCATCTTGACAGAACCGGTCTCGGTCGTCTTTCTCTTGTAGACTACCTTTTTGGTTGTCTTATAGTTAAAGTATAGCAGAGTGCAAGTGTCCCTACTAAACAAGCTATTCTCATAGAATCTTGCAACATTGTAGTAATCGTACCAAGATTGACTGTATTGTGATATTTTTTGCAGGTCATCTTTTGTTAGTTTTGGATTGATTTTGTACAGCTCTGTAAGAGGCACAGTTTTAATCTCACCCCAATAGAAGCAATCTTCAAAGAATGGGTCCTCAGTATAGCTATAGACCAAATTAGCTGGGTCTACATATGAAATCCTCACACCTTCACCTAGCAAGAACTCGTGCTTTGCCACTGCTATACCAAGTACAGTCATGTCATAGTCTAAGCGCTTTCTCGTGTCGTAGTAGTGGTTCTCGTCAAATATTGTGTTTATTGCTACCTCCTCTGCTATCTCAATTGCAGGCTTGTAATTTATTTGCATATACAATGACAGCTCCTCGTCATTCTCAGGTAGCGTGTTCGGATCTGTAACAAATGGATTGGCCCCTGTAAACTTTTGGATCGTCTCAAATATTGGCTTGCCAATCATCTGAGTCTCTATCATGTCCTGGTACTTATTGCGCTTTGCCAATGACATAGCATCATGGGCATATGCCTTTGGCTTGAATAGCCTGTCAGCCATTCCGTTCACTACGATGTCAACAAACTTTGGTATAACCGGAACAGGAGTCCAATCGATATTCAAATAAGACAAGTCACCATCAATCGCTAGCTCGTTCTTGTACTTTGCTACTGACTGCTCACCCCTTGCGTAGAGCCTAAGCTTATGGAACTCTCTCCATCTGCTGTAGTACCTGCAAGATGTACCATCCTTTCTAAACCACTCATATTGGATTGCCTGTCCAACTTGCAGCCCATAGCTTTCTGATGCCTTCTCTGCGTCAGTTGCCCATTGTTTAGGGAAGTCCGAGTACTGTATGTCTATGATTATATCTTTCATTTCATTATTTGACTTGTTAACCCATCGTTTGTATACCTAGCAAAGTTAATAATTATTTTTGATTCTTTCTTCTCTGGCATATAAAGGTGTTTCTGATTTGCCATAATTGCTAATCCTGAGCTGATTGCAGCGTCAAACTTAGTCCTATCATTTATATCAAACTTTGCCCAATCTTCAAGTGTTTTTGTAAATGGCATATTGCCAATTACGTCAGGCTCTCTATATGCACCAGTATAATCAAACCCTATAAACTTCTCGATGTATGACTCGATTGCAGAGGCATGAGACTGCTTGACATCCTCAGATGAGTTAGGTATACCACCTAGCTCGCGCTCTGTCTTTGTCAACTTGTTAAACTGCTTGTCCGGTCTGTTCATACAAAATCCTCTGTATCCTCTATTTTTAAAATGGTACAATAACCTTGGTTTATTATTCTCTATAAGTATTGGCATTCCGTAGTAAACGCAAGCCATAAGTATTTCCTCAAAAAATATCTCTGCTGTTTGTGGTCTTGCTATATATTCCAAAAAGAACTCATTCACTGGAGCGTCATCCATGTGGAACTTTGTCATCCCATGCAGCGATCCACTTGACCCTCTTCCTCCAACAACTGCTGAGATGTCATATGGGTCACATCCAAATGACCCTAAATGCTCATTACCTGGATACATGATTCCATTCCTTGTATGCACATTGTTCGCGTAATGCGCAGGAGGGAACCAACTAATTAAAAATCTTCCATGTTTATTTGGAGTCCATACAACCTTTGTGTCTTTAATTCCGTCTTTCCAAGAGAATGACCCTCTTGTCATGTACTGCTCCTTGATTAAGGAGTCATTGTAATCAATTTGCTGATATATCTTAGTCAGGTTAAATATCGCCTGTTTGCTCTCATCTCTAAATGCGTGGGACTCTGACCTTGGGAACTGACGATAGAATTCGTTCAATGCATCGGCATCATTCTTTAATGACGCTGCCTCATTCTCCCAGTAGTCAATCGCTCCATTTGATATCTTGCCCTTATCGACTCCCTCTATTGGCTTCTCAGGCTTCCTGAACACAGGCATACCGTACTTGTCAATAAAGCCCTCCATGTTCCACTCCATTGGGATGAATAAGGAGTATAGCCCACTCTTTGTCTGACCATTAGCATTCCTATTCTCAACATTTGAGTCATAGTACAAGGACTTGAAGTTATCACCACCCTTGTTCAAGGCATTTGAGGTAGACCCCATCATACACTTGCCTATAATCTTGCTACCCAAACGCAAACACGTTTTTGTTACGCGCCAATTGTTTAGGATGTTATTTGGCTTGACCCACTTACCACTATTCATACTAACTGTAAAATCTCCAAGTATCAATCTTCTTTCGTTATCGTTTTCGGCATCTACTTGAATACCTATATATTCACCCTGATCAAGATATTCTACAGATACTTTATTTCTTCTTCCTCTTGTTTTTGGAAAATATTCTTCGAATGATTTCTTTTTAGTTATAAGAGGTATAATTGATAAATCTCCAGATATACTTATATTGTAAGATTTCGCACCAAAATTTGTATTTTTGCATTTAATCTTACTACAACTAAGACCACAAGATAAAGCTATAAATCTTATTTGTTCAATAAGTTTTTCTCTGCTCATTCCTATAGATATAATTCCTTTTTTCTTATCAGAATATCCATCCGTTTCAATAATACCTGCTAATAATTGAAGCCTGCATTCTATTGAAGATTTAATATATTCTTCTGGAATGTGTTTATTATTATAAACTCCTATATCTCTTAAAGATTTATTTATTCCCTTGAATGCAAATTCAACTATTTTTTTACAAGTTGATTTTCTTAAATCAAACTCAATATTTTTAATTTGTGCAAGTCTTCCTAAATAAGTTAATATTTCTGGTTCTTCTTCTTTGTTTACCAATATCGTAAAAGAACTTTGTCTTCCATCTCCTAGCCATAGACCTAATAAATATGGGGGTATTCCATTGAAGCAATCTTCTGATTGTATGCCCCTTGATACTACTCTTGTTAGATGCTGCTTCCTAAACTTTGAGCTATTTATATACTCTTCTGGATTCATTATTACCTCACCTTTTTTGTATTCATTAAATACTAATCTGTGATTTTTAGTAACAATATAATCTTCTCCATAAGGTTGTTTTACAATATACCTATCCGTTTTACCACTAGTTTTCTTTACGACAGTTTTTATTTTACCTCCATCAACTATAACTTTATCTCCTATGTTTATATCCTTTATTTGTCTGAAAGAAAAATCTTCCATTAGTATTTTTGTTTCTGGAGCATAACATTCGTCATGAGCCAGGAACAATAGCTTCTCACCGTCATAGGAGTTCTCCTCAGTATTCTTCCAGTCAATAGTAGTATCCAATCCGACTATGTCATTGTTATTGACCTCGTGCATATTCTTCTTGGTAATCTTAGATGCCGGCACACGGAACGCCAACTCTACCTTTGGCTTGTCCATACCATCCATTATTGGCTTGAAGAAGAACGGAAGCTTATTGTTGATTGGGACCACCTTGTCGGTAAACATCTTCTTGGCATCGGCACCTGTCTTTGACAGGATACCTAGTCGCGCGTCCTTTACTAGTGTTGCTAGATTTACGCACTCGGAGGATGACATGAACGAGAAACCTGAGCGTCTTATCTTTAGGTATATCATTCCGAAGCATCTTGGGTCCGCTTTGCAAGCCTCCCAAAATAAGAAGAAGATTCTATTTGCTTCTCGGAAGTCAGGGTAACCAACGTCAATGCTTGACCATTGTAGGTACATATAATGAGACCCTGTGATATAGCAAGGGGTACCATTATTCATGAACCAATAGCCTTGCTCGCGATAATCGAACTCGGTCTCTATATAGTCAACCCATTTATTTTTGAACTCGTTTGGCTTGTCATTCCATTGGAAGATTGAGTTTATCTTCTCAAGTTCTTTAGGTATCGGATTTCGGTCCCAGTATTGCTCTGCTTTTGAGTCGCTCCTTTTGTGGCAGTTATCGGGTGCAGGAGGAAGGGCTATGTTTACCCCTGAGATGTTTATAACCTCGCCTATCTGACCGCTCTTTGAGATAACGACAATGTCGTACTGCTCATTGTAACCGTACAGCCAAGAGCGAACCCTATTTTTATTAGTAATCGCATTTAAAGGAATTAAATCCTTCACGACATAATAAAGTCTATTTTGATCGTCTTTCTGCAAAGCCTTGTTTTGAGTCTACTTTACTAATACCTCTCTCTATATAATCAAGAGATTCTTTCTCGGATTCTATTCTACTGAGTATTTCAAATGCGTCAAATATTGCCAACTTCTTGGATGCTGCTGCATTTTTTAACTTATCTGCTGATATATCGCCCTCTTCCTGAGTGATGATACTCTCCTCTGCAACCTTTATCAATTCCTCTATGGCCTTGTATCCAGAGTTTATTATTTTAAGCTTTATCTCTCTGTTGCTCATACCGGATTAAGTTTCATTGTCACAAAATGGTCATACATCCTATATAGCTTTTCACCATCAATTTCAAATTCGTACTCACCGTTAGGGGCAAAGCACACGGTATCTCCTTCGTTGACACCTTTACTTTTTAAGTATTCGTTAGGGTATTTCATTGTACCCATCAAAGGCTCAAGTGTGAACGGTTTTTTTATGTAGCTCTCTTCAGCAGGGATAGGTTTTACGAAACAATACCTATCATATGCTTGCCACTTGCCGTCACTCTTATACAAATAAAACTGCTCATCATCAATAAAAAACAGATCCTCCTTGAAAAAGCTCTTACCGCTTTTGCGTCTACCCTTAATGTCGTTGTAGAACTTAAAGACATTATGGTGGACGATTAAGGTATCCCCTGGTCTTATTGGACCGCTGTAATCTATAGGTGTCTCTATAACCTCAGCATAACGATTTGAGAACTTAAACTCCTCCTCAGAGGTGTTTATAATGAACTCAACACCGGCTATGCTTTTTGTGTTGTTATATCGACTCCCATTTACAGGCTTTACTATAAATTGAGTCGGTGATTTCATTAAAAATCTATATTAAATTCGATTGAAATTGGAATTGTATCATTAAATTCTTTCCACAGGACTATTTCCTGCTTTTTGTTTACTATGTAGATGCGGATAGATCCCGATTGGTCTCTTCTTATAAGATGAATCTCATTTGTGTCGCCTAAGACTTTCTGCCCGACAACATAATGCATTGCGTTCTTATAATCAGCACCTATCGATATCTTCCTTACATCCATTACGATATTCTATTAACTGTCAATATTACTGATGGAATAGCAGGTATACCAATTACAGGAGCTGGGTCATAATGCAATTCTCCATTGGCATTATTTGCATACCACCCTATTTGGCAATTTGATGGCAATGAAGGGATATCAATAAACCAATTCCATGCTGCCACAGCAAGGTCCCCATTATTCTCAAGTGTTACTGCTGTTGTTGAGTTTGGAACAGCAGTTCCATCCTTTATAAGATAAATGTAGAAAATGGTAGCTCCTCCACCGCCTGTCTTTTTAAGCTGTGATGAGAACTGAATATTGTAAACACCTGTAGCTGAGAATGTTATTTTTGTTGGATTTCCAAATGTATCATTGGTTATTGTTACTCCACTTACAATATCATTTGACCCGAAGTTCATTACCTTCAATGTCATACCTGTTGTTGTCTGAGTAACAACGTCATAGAATGAGCCATACTTTGGAACAATGTATGGGGTATCCCATTGTGCAGGGAGGCCTGGCCCTTGACTAGTAAGAACTTGACCTACAGTACCTACACTACCATTAGTTTTTAGTGCTTGGCTTAGCTCTATCTCTTGATTTAAGTCATCAATATGGATATAGGTCCCATTCACAGCATTGCCCCAATCCCCAAGATAATACCTGTTATTGACAAAGTCAACCAAGAATCCTGATATAGTAAATCCATTGTTACCTATTTGGAAAAAGTCTTGAGCGCCAGGGAAACATGAGATGCCTACCATCTCTGCGTCATCTGTTGTTATCCGTAATGATGTTGCTGTTAGTCTATGGATACCCAAATTAACATTACCTGTTGCTCCAGTGTATGGGACATACGTTGTTGCGGCAGTAGATACAGGCAAATAAGCAGTGCTATCTATTGACCCATCCGCTTTTAGAAACTGTGATGATGTCCCTCCATAAACAACAAACTCATTAGCATAGAATCCATATCCTAAAAGAAATACGTCATTCGTTGCTCCTGTATAAGGTACATACGTTGTTGACCCAGGGAGTGATAATAAACTTCCTATGGTAAAATTCTTAGTGCTGTTCATGTCATTGACATCAGTGCCAATAAGCATATCACCAAGGGCCGGTGCTGTAGTAGCGTATGTACTTATCTTTGCCATTATTTATGTTTTTTGGGTGACCTCGCCTGTTTGTAAATTTATAACAGAGTCTTGGCCATATTTCGAAATTAGTATCCTTTCATATTCAGAGAACTCCTGACGCATAGCGTTAATCTGACCTAGGATGCCTTGCTTGTTTAGCTCTAGTTCTCCTAATGCCATCTTTGCTTTAGCAAATTCTGAGTTCATAGCTTGTATTCTTTCAAGCTCTTCTTTTGAAACGTAGTTCATAATTGATTTGATTTTATTTAATTGGCAAATATAGATATTTAATTTGAATTTCTTCTAATTGAGCTACCAAAGTAGTAGCCAAATATTGAAATCACAATCCCCTCTGTAATACCTATCAGGTGGATCCATACCTCTTTATTCTCGGTAGGGATGGTCAGGTACACGATTGCATATATCATAAAGCAGAAAGCAGCAAGTCCAATTATTCCGGTTAGATAGAACAAAAAGTCATACTTGTGGATTTTTGCTATCTCTATCTCTCTATTTCTTGCAGAGTCTCTATCTTTTAGCTCAAGCTCCTCAAGCTTTAAAATCTCCTCTGAGAGCATTTGTTTGTCCTCAGGGGATAAGTCATCAGATAAGTTGATTAAGTTCTTTACAATGCCCAATGCGCCCTTCTCAGGGAGTATATCTCCAACTACCTGCAATATCTTTGGAGCCTTCTCAGATAAGAACTTTCCAACTTTGGTATCTTTGAATTTCTTTCTCATATAACTTTTGTTTTGAGTGTCTCAATCATTGACGTAATCAGTGCAGTTCTAAATGTTGGGTTTATCAATAGATCTGCATTGTTTGGATTATCAAAAAATCCAAGCTCAAACAAAATTGCCGGCATTGCAGTAGCAGTTGTAATGTGTAGTGGCGTATCTAATACTAATGACGCGCGTCTCTTGCTGCCATATCTATCGAATATCTTTTCAAGTCCTTGGCATATAGACAAAGCAAGATTAGAGGTATCAGAACCAACTTTATAAACAAAAGCACCAACGCCTTCAGCACCTGTCTGTGGAGCTGTACTCATTCCTGCTGCATTGGCATGGAACGAAAGGAATAATGACCTGGTACCATATTTTGCTGCAATCTGATTTGCAGAGTCTGTTCTATCTTTTAGTGAGTTGTCATTCCAAGGGTGGTACACTGGAATACAATGGAATCTTGCTGCTATAGCTTTTTCCATAAACTCATTTGCAAACTGTCTATTGAAATGACCTTCATAGAACCATCCATTATCATGGTATGCTTTACCATTTGTATGAAGTGTTTTCTTCCCAATGCTTTCTGGTGTTAAATACTTCTTTGTCATTGGATCTAGCCCTCCATGACCGGCATCAATAAATAGTATTGTCTGTTTCATCTTTCTAATCTTTCAACAAGGTTAAGAAGTTTTTTCATCATTGCTGTATTATTTTCAATGACATTGTTGTTACTGTTTACAGTATCGATAAGTCTTGCACGATCTTCCGTCATGTATTGATCGTGTCGTTTTTCAAGCTCCTGTATTCTTGTTTCATTTTTCTTGTGCCAAGCAAAAAACTGTTTGCCCATAAAAACTATAACGCCAATCATTAGTATGGCGAATAGTCCTAAGATTCCGTAATTTGTCAGATA